TCTTATTACATAAAAGGGAATCCTGAAGACCAAGTCCATTATCATAATCAAATGTATTATTCATTAATGGTTTAGCAGCAGATAGATACTGATTGTAATTGCGTAGATTTTCTAAATTTCTACCATTGAGTGTTTGTATAGTGACCTCATTAATACACGACTGAACACCAATGCGGTTATTTAGTGTTGCTCCATTAGTAGCACTACCCGCCGTTTGATAATCATTTACTGGTTCAGCACCAGCAGCATTAAGTAGAGAGAATGTACCATTAAGACGTAAAGTTCTGGGGTCAAGAAAAGCAGGTTGTTTCGCAATAATGAAGTTAATGGTAGGGAAATTA